CATGATGTCTGGGTGGTGAGCGTTTAGGTAGACGGCTCCAGCTCCCTGACGAGCTCCTAGCTGGTTTGCATAGGAGAAGCTGTCCTCCAAAAGCTTCATCACAGGGATGATGCCTGAAGACTGATTTTCAATCTTCTTGATTGGTGCACCGTACTCACGAAGGTTTGTAAGGTTTAGTGCCACGCCACCGCCACGCTTAGAAAGCTGCAGGGAAGAGTTGATGCCGCGTGAGATTGACTCCATGTTGTCTTCGATGCGTAGCAGGAAGCAGGAGACAAACTCACCGCGTTGCTTCTTTCCAGCATTAAGGAAGGTTGGCGTTGCTGGCTGGAAGCGTCCACTAATAATCTCTTCGACAAGCTCAAGTGCCAGCTTCTTGTCTCCCCTAGCCAGCATTAGTGCATTCATGCAGACTCTATCTTCGAACCTCTCAAGGTAGCGTTGTCCGTCGAAAGTCTTTAGTGCATACGAAGTGTAGAACTTGAACGCACCCAAGAATGTTGGGAACCTAAACTTCTGCTCATATGCCTGCTTAAATAAATCTTTAACAAACTCAGGGCTGTACTGATCTAGAACTGCCTTGTCATAATATTCTTCTTCAATTAAATACTCAATCTTTTCCTCAAGGCTGTGGAAGAACACAGTATTCTGGTTTACATGATCTAGGAAGTATGCCTTTGCCGCTTCTCTGTCTTTGTCAAATTGAATTTTGCCATCTGCTCCATAAAGGTTGAGCATTGCATTTAGCTCATGGTAGCTATACTTCTTGTCCATATAGTAGGTTCAGCCTTTCTTTTACTTTGTCTACGTCTTCGTTGGTACCAAATACTTCTACTCTTGCGATCAACGGTACCCCTGTCTTTTCACAAATAAGTTCTGCAGCCTTGCAGTAATGTTCACCAAAATTGGTATTGCCAAAACCGACTACTCCACGTAGCAGCTCTCGGTTCTGTTTGACATTTAAGAAATGTCGTACTTGTCGGGGGATCGCTGTTCTAGCTTCGCCACCACCGTAAGTAGGTACAAAAAGAACAAACTCCCGATCAACTGCAACGACATTATCACTCCTAGTATCGATAGGAATACGATAACCACGGTTTCCATCTAGTCTCTCCACAAATCTCTTAGTATTTCCCGAATAATTTGAGAAGTATACAATGTCAATAGGTATCAATTGTACACTCCTTTTTTACTACATCTGCTGTTTACCCTGAAAAAACACACAATATTTTGTGCTAAATTAAACCAAACTGGTCCAAGTAGCTCCGAACATCGTCTGTCATTTCCTTGGGTCTATAGTTTATCACATTGTCTGGTAGGTCCGCAACATTAACCTTCGGCCTGTCCCTGAAGGTATGAATCTCTACTTCTTGATTGCGGTTCCTGGGAGTGTGAGAAATCGCACCAAACACAGCACCACAGACAGCGTCTGCTAGGTCCTTAGACTTTTTGCGTGGGTGGTCGACCTTGTTGTTATTCATAATCTTTAGCTCTGTCAATTCTTCGAACAAAAGATCGATAGAAGGCATTACTAGACGCTCTTCATAAATTAGCATTGCCATGTCTTCATAGTGTTTCTTAGCTACGGAAACAGTTTCGGTTCTCATACCCACGGCCTTAAGCTCATTCTGAATATCGAATGACTGCCAGCGGTCAAAGGATACCATTCCGATATCAAGACCGAGCCTCCTAAGGTTCTGGATCCACTGCTTAACCTCAGACAGGTCGACTGGTCCCTCGATCTTCGGTTCCCACCATGCCACGGCATCTACTACAACAAAGGGAACTACCTGCTCATAGTCTTTCACTACCTGAATATTGACCCACTTCTCAACGTGAGCAATTGCAACAGCACACTTGTCATGTTTTTGTGCAAGGTCAGCGTGGACGTAGTATCTTTTATCTGGGTCTGGCTTAAAGGACTCGTCAAATCTTTTAAAGTTATCTACTGGATTGCGACCAGTCATACATGCAGAAACTTTTTCTCTTTGTTTAAAGAAAGCATCCGAAGCATACTTTGGGACACAGAGAAAACGCATCATAGCATCGCCCATGTCAGTATAGAATGCTAGCTTAAAGTCTTCAATAGACCTTGTAGGGTTTACTTCCCACGTGGGACGCTTTAGTGCAAACACATTTGGGTATTTGTATGACACAATTTGTTCTTCGTCCCATTCGATCTCTAAAGAATTACCATCTGCATCTTCTGGCAGATCTGGATTAATAATAAACTTATGATTACGAGTTACAATATCTTTCTCTAAGATGCAGTCCTCATACTTAGTTGAAATAAAGTCTCCTGGATAACGCGGAAAGGACAAGAGCACTACCTTTCCCAGGTCTGGGAATCGAGAGTCTACAGTACCGCGGAAGGCCTTGTATATATTATCTGCTGTCTTGCCTTGCTCATTGCCGCTACCTGTTTCGCTAGCAAAACCAGAAATCTCATCTAGTACAGCTACTAAAAGGTTAAGTCCCTCATGTGACTCACGCTCTGAGTGACCAGAGTAAACAGTAATAGATTTATCAAAGTCAATGGAGTCCATTTTTGCATAGTACTTGCCAGCAAACCATGGGGACCTTTCGATCTTGCTCTTGAAACCCTTAAAGAAAACGTTCTTGGCCTGCTGTGCGTTGATGGCAATGTTAATAATATCAATAGCATCGCCAGATGGCTTACCAAAATACTTAGCTGGGTCCTTAAGGCATAGCAGCTTATATACGATATATGATACTGCTACAGTTGAGGTAAAGTCTTTACCACTACCCTTGCCAAGCTGAAGAATAATTTCATTCTTAGTATACTTACGGAAGTATTCCTTGCCTTTCTTTTCCCCCATGAGGGCCATCAGATCTTTTTCTTTATATATCTGGCTCATGGCCCTGACGATATCATACTGTATGTCAGACAGGGGTGGCTGGCCAAGGTAGTCTTCGCCCTCTACGAAGGTTTTAGCATCTACTGGCTCTTCCTCGAATGGGCTATCTGTTAGTGCCTCTAAAAAATCATCAAACATTGTGTACTATAGTAACCGTTTCATTTAGTTTCTGCGAAGCTTCTGAAAGCCTAGACATAATCTTATCACGAATCTCAGGGTGCTCTGTTGCAATGTCCTTAAGAATAACCATAAGAATTTCTTGCCTACGCTCAATCTCTAGCATTTCTTCTGCCAGCTCTTTGTTCTCTAGCAAGCCAGCTTTTTGCAGCATCTCAATACGCTTAGACTCTAGATCCATGACCAGCTTGATACCGCCAGACTTGCTGCGAAGGTCTGCAGTAGTGGTGGCCTCATCGATTACCTCGTAGGCTTTTGATATCAGTCTGCTGTAGTGTTCGTCTGCAGCTGCAAGAGCTTCCTTAGCACGGGCACGAATAACAGTATTATCTGCAGCCATGGCCTGCCACTCTTTAATCATAGAGGTCACCTTGGTGCGGGGAATATCTAGCTCTTTAGAAATCTTAGTTGGGTCACTGCCCTTTAGGTATTCTCCAACAACCTTATTAACAGTGTCTAAGTGCTGAACTACCTGATCCTCAGGATTGGCTGACACGCTTTGCTCGCTTTCCACGCTGTGGTACTCGCTTAATACGGTCTTCCTTAAAAGCTCGGAATTGCTGAGGCTTACCCCTAAAGATTTCATAGCAGTCTACCCATGTAGATCCAGTAATAGTATTAGTAGTTACACCACGAAACTGGAACTTAGTCCCATATTCGCCCTTAACCTTAACAATATCACCAGCGTTAATGGGAAAGCCATCTACCTCCATGTAGGGCTCCATAGTAAATGGGCTAGGCTTTACTGCTACCTTCTTGCGACGAGGCATCTTACTCCTTTGCGTGTGGCTTACTTTCGTTAAGCGTTGTACTTGTTACTCTATTATACAGGCTCTCGGTGTAAAAGTCAAGTAGGTTTTCTACACCAGTATACGAAAGGGCACTCTTTACCCCAGCAACTAACTGATCAAGGACTGGGTCTACGGATCCAATATAGGGCACTGTCGTAGAAACCCCTTCTACTCCAGACACCTTGCCCTTGCCATCCGCCTGAGCCTCTTCGGAGGCCATGCCTCGGAATACCTTGAACGGCTTAACGTGTCCAGGAGCACCAGCTATTTCGCCTGGCGACTCATCCGTACCAGCAAGCAATCTGCCTAGCATAACCGCATTAGCTCCAGCAGCAAGTGCCTTGGCGGCATCGCCAGAGTTTCTAATTCCACCATCTGCAATAAGGCCAGGCCCCTCTGAATAGCCTATACGCTCCCTTATTTCCAAAATAGAGGATAGTGTAGGTACCCCATGACCAGTTACTAGCCTTGTGGTGCAAGCTGAGCCCCCTCCAATGCCAACCCTGATGGAGTCTGCACCCGCGTCTGCCAAGCGTGCAAATCCATCCCATGTTGAAACATTACCAGCCATAATATGAATATTGTCACCATAAATAGTTCTAATGCCTTTGACTGCTTCGATAGCATTTAGGTTGTGTCCATTGGCTGTGTCAACCAGAATACCTACGGCACCTGCCTCGCCCAAACTAATTGCGTCAGAAAGAAACGAGCCCCTTGCTCCAACAGAACCTATAGCGGATCCACCAAGCTCTTTTACCTTTTTAATTTGCTGGACCTGATCATAGATACTCATGTATCTATGGATAACCCCGTACCCACCATGCCTGCGAATTGCAGCTGCCATCTCAGCCTCGCACACTGTATCCATTGGTGCTGCCAAGAATGGGATGCCCATGGACAGCCCGCCAAGCATTGTATGTAAGGAAATATCCCTACGACTATTTGTTTCTGTGTATTGTGGCACTAGCAGTATGTCGTCAAAACCGATGTGCTCTTTGTTGCTATACTCTCTCATTACCCGTCTTTCTGATAAGGCCCTATTACTTCATCTAAATTTTTATAGTCTTCTAGTATTGATTCTTTAGCTCTACCAATATTATACCCTGCTTCTACGTGACTGTCAAGATGGGCCAGGGCCTCTCTAGGAGTCTTGAAGTTAGGAAATGGCTCGTCTTCTAAAGACAAGAAGCATGCACAACATTCTATGCCACCACCTACATGTGGGAACATATAAACGTCTGAAGAACTAAATCTTTCAAAGCTCATTTCTAAGTCTTTCTTGTGCTACCAGCAGCAGCACAAGGTATCCGACTAAGTCAAATATTGTATCATCTCCAGGGTACTCATAACCCCTCTTAATTCGAGACAGCTTGTCATCAATACGTACGTATAGCTGCTCGATGTTGTCCTGCTTCGAGAACACCCTTACTGGATCAAGGGCGGAGTCTCCATAAGCCCTGTTCTTTTCAATTAGCATTGCTGCTATGTCAGACATTACGTCTGTGATTGCTTTTTCAGTTTCCCTGCTCATTGGTTCTATATGCCCCTATCCGCTTACCACAATTATTACATGTAACGTATGTCAGCCCAGTAAATGGGCATGACGCTTCTCCTGCAACATTATGCTTACAGGTAATCCGCTTAAACTGCCACTTGGCAACTTTAATAAAGTGCCTAACTACTCTCATCTTTTCCTTAATCCAAATTTATCTAGATGTGTATAAATTGTTTTATCGCTAACGCCACACTCTTTTGCAATCTCTTGTGGAGTCTTTTTATCCACGTGATATCTTTTGCGAAGCCAAGCAGCGTTTTGATACAATTTTGCCATTGATATATTCTACCTTACTATGATCCCTATGTCAACTTTTGCCAATTATCTTTAGCATAATGACCAATACCCACAGCATCTGCAATATCATTATCACTAATAGATCTATCATACATAGTGTTTACAAAGCGAATAGTTCTTTGTTTACGAAACTCTCGCTCTTTAGTTTTGTACCACGAATCACTTTTGCCTGGATTATCAGATCTAATAAGTTGCTTCTCTGGTGTGGTTAATCTACCATTACCAATAAAAGTTTGCCAAGCAATAGGATTAATTGATTTAATAATCTTTGATCCAGATACCCCCAGTGCTCCCAGCAAAGCTCCCTGGACTAAAGCTAGGTCAGCTGCGGTCTTAGGGCTATTCATAAACACCGTGTGTTCAATTACTACAGCTTCTGGGACCCCGTAGGCCTGAAAGAATGCTGCAGTTTTTCTTGCAGCATCTTTAACCTTGGCATAAGTATTAGCTCCAGCAAATTCAATCTTGCCAACAGCCTCAAGATCATCATCATTAAACATAGCAAACGCTAAACTATTTGTGCTTGCATCAATAGCACAGATACGACTAGGCTGTGGGTTAATCAAGCTCAGCTTTACCATTGGCTACCCCTTTAATTTTCTTTAAAGCTTTTGCAACTTCCGAGGGGTTTACAATACAAGACTGACAAAGCTGTTCATCATTATATGCAGAAAGTTGGCAGCCGCAAGACTTGCACTTTCTGTCTTTACCCATCAACTTATTTCTACGATTTATTGCATATCGCTCTACAATTTTTTCTTTAGTGGCAGCTTCCCTGCAGTCTGTTCCACAGTAAATCTGATACTTTACGTTAGGTTCGAAGGGCTCATCACACCATTGACATATTTTCATCTAGCGGCTCCATGGCATTTATCTTAATGTCTCCTTCGCCCGCTGTCGCACAGACCTTTGCCAATGGGCAGGTCTTGCATATTTTTGAATTTGATCGGTAGTTCTTTTTAGGCAGAGTTCTCTCTTCCCATGCCTTGCGAACTTCTCTCATCCAATCAAACGCTTTATTAGTCCAATCTATTCTAGGCTGTGTTGCAATTACTGGAATAGCAAGCAGCTCATGATTATTTTTGTTTTCATATATCAATACTGCTTTTGTTTTCTTAAGAATCTTCATGTAGATAAGAATCTGGATTAGGTGGCCTGTCTTAGCCTTACGAGTCTTCTTACGATACTCAAAGCCTTCTTGCATAGCTGTTTTAATTTCACCTAAAAGCTCTTCGCCCTCCCAGTCAAGCAGGACATCTCCAAATCCAAAAATAGGAGGGTCTTCATATGTAATCTTAAACTCTGAATCAATCATAATGCCAGCATCTTCTATTGCTTGCTGAATTCTTTCGTGGCCCTTGATACCATTAGTCATATTAGCACCAGCAAATGGATCTGCGTAGTCTTCAAACGTACCGCCCTCAAAGGCTAGATACCAATACCTTGCACACTCTCCATGCCCGTAGGCAATAGTAGACGGAGCAAAGCTTTTCTTCTGCTGATGCTTTGGGCCTCGCTTAGCAATATAGCCAGAGTTGATTTTATCAACAAGGGCTACCATGCTTTCTTCTGGCTGTGCCATTTTGTTTTCTGACGCACCCTGCTGCATTAGTTCGCCAAGTAAAGTTTTACTCATAAAATTATCGGGTAATATACTTGAGTGCTGCTACAAGCTCATTAATTGAACTAGCTGCGGTAAAGTATATATTCTTCTTAGCCCTGTCTCCTTTATCTACATTGGCCATCCAGGTTGCCTTGAAGGACATCTTGGCTGCAATTGCTTGCAGGCGTACAATCTCTACCGTGGCAATATTGATAGGAATGTCTGGTTTCACAATCAACTTTGCTACCATAGTGAGTGCCGAGGTTAACTCTTCGTCCTGCATATAGTCAGCAATTTCTGCTAGACCATTTACCGTATCGATAGTAGTCTTGTTCTCGTTATCCACCATAATATTATACCACGGACTCCGACTCTAGGATCTTTTGCTTCTCTGTACTGGTAACATTACCCTTGCCAACAAACCATGGCAATAGCTCATAGTAGAGGTCAGCGAGCAGGTTAACGTCCTGCAGCTGATACTTTTTCATCTCTCTCCATGCCTTGTCGTCCCCCGCCATGCAGTCAAGCCACAGCTGGAATCCTGAGTGCTTTACCTTAGCACCAACGCCAAGACGCTGGGCAACATAGTCAAGCTTGTTAGATGGGAAGGCAAAGTTGGCCTTGGTAATTGACATAAGGTCTAGGTCCTTGACTGGCGATGGTGGCTGCATGCCATTCTCCAAGAACTCTCGATTGATATGCTTGTGATCAAACGCGGCTGAGTTCCAGCCTACCAGCACATCTGCCTTGTCCATCATGCGGTGCAGCTCTTCCAGCATAGCTTTCTTGCCGTCGTGGTGTACAGACTTAAAGGTAACCTTCTTTTGTCCAAGCCAACGTGCACCAAAGCAGAGCATCTCTGTAGGTTCGATAATCTGATCTATGTAAACATTCTGGTCCCATAGACCCCAGACATAAGCCTTGATTGGCTTAGTCTCAATGTCTAGCAATAGTATATTTTTCAACTGTCTCTCTCTTCCAATAGTTGCTCTAGCAATGATACTTCTACCACAGCCAGGCGTGTTTTGCTGGTTTCACCCAGAACTACAATTATAGCAGGGTCTAGCTTATTACGCAAGGCATCAGTTACAGCTTTTGCCCAGACTTCTTTATTTAAAGTAAAACTTTTGCCAACCTCTTTAAAGTCAACACAGAAGTTATCCCAAGTTGCATCGCCCTTTTTGGTATTACGACCTGAGTTCTTGTGGAGCTTAGCTCCAATTTTTTTAGCTTCGCTCTTTTCGCTCATAATCTTTCTTTGTTTTCTTACGTGCCTGTAAAGATACTTCACTCATGTGCTTCTTGCTACACATCCAGGTTAGGTTTTGATCTTCCACATAGTGCCTGAGGGTCTTCACAACCTCCTTGCATGTATGGCAAGGAAACAAGCCTTCGTGGATTACATATCTACTAGCCAACTGCTTCACCATTCAATTGTTTGGTAAGCAGCTCTTGCAGCTCTTTATCTTCTCTTACCTTTTCAATAAATGAATCTCGCCCCTGGACCTTTGAGCCATCTGGCATTAGATACCAAGCACCAGTACGCTCTACAATTCCACGTAGCTCTGCAGTATCAACCAGATCGCCCACAGTATCAATGCCAATCCGATCGCCTCTAAAGTAAAAATCATACTCACCAGCCTGGAACGCAGGCGACGTTTTTGAGAACTGGACTTCCCAGCGTACTTTTCTTCCAACCTTTTCCTCAATGAGCTTATCCCCAACAGCTATCTTTCCTTTCAACGCTTGATTGTCTGACTCAGACGAGAATAATTTAATTACTGTAGATGAGTAGAATTTTGTAGCCTGTCCTCCAGATGGTTGCTGACTAGTATACATAGCATTAATGTTATTCCTAGACTGAGAGATAAGGATAAACAATGTAGGCTTAACCTTATTGTTAGCATAGTTAATCATCTTCCAGGCGTTGCTAAAGTCTCTAGACTCTGCACCAATCTGCTTAGTATTTTCTAGCTGCTTAAGCTCCTCGCTACCCTTTTCAAAGTAAATGGCTGGCAACAATGAGGTAATGCTATCTACAACAATTACATCTACCCCTGCTTCCATCAGGGCAACACTAACATCTACCATCTCATTAATGGTTCGGGCTTGCGAATAAATAAGCTGTTCTGGGTCAACACCCAGCCTTACTGCCCACTCTTCAGAGTAAGACATCTCTGCATCAATCCATGCACAAAGCTTACCGTCTTTCTGTGCCTCTGCAATAGTCTGCAAGCATAGCGATGACTTCGCACTTGACTTGCTGCCCCAAACGAGTACCTGTCTTCCATACGGCAAACCTCCGCCCAGAGCTTGGTTTAGACCAATGCTGGGAGTGGGCTGAGTTGTAACACTAATCCCCACACCATTGCTAATGCCTTTACGTAGCTTTGGATTTAGCGAGGCCATAGCCTGTTCCGCTGTTACTGTCAAAATCGCACACCGTGCCTTTCTGGTCTTGACTTGTTGTGTTCTGTCTTATTGTTAAATGCTGCCTGCAAGGACCCCTCCGCATAGCCATGCTCTACGAGCCCTTGCCACAGGTCTAGGGTTCTAATTAGAATGTCTGCAGTCTCATGTGCAACAGCATCCTTGCCCTGATCCTTTCTAATGGCTTCCATCAGCTCAGTGACTTCAGAGACAATCATCATGCATTGTTTTGCAATAAAGATGTCGTCAATCTTTTCAGACCAGAATCCCTTTTCAGTGGCATTCTTGTGTACTTCTCTTGCATGTCCGTCAAACGACAGTGCACCGCTCATAGTATATCCTCCAATATTACTGTTCCGTCTTTTGTTTTTCCGAATGAGAACTTGTATGCGTTCCCCTCCTGAATCTTCATATAGGCTTTGGCAAAAGTAGTGGGGAAGACCAATACAGAGTGCAAATCTCTGTTGGTATCTGCAACTGTCAAAGTTGCCATCTTCTTGCCCGCCTTTGTTACTCTTGGCTTAAAGGATACCACATACTGCTCCTCATCACCAAATGGCAACTGCTTGTAGTTTAGAAACTTAATTAACGCTTCATTCGAAGCTCTGGCTTCGTCAGCAGGAATAGCCGATACAATCCTATTGTCACTAGCCAGTAATATATAAGTCCTACCTGTTTCAATACTGGTCTGTTCCTCATCGAAAATGCCGACCGAGCCAGTTTTGTCAAGGACCTCAACACGCGACCACCCCTTCCCTCTCTTAATGCTTTTGACCATGCCCATCAATAGGAACGATCCCTTTTCTTCGAACTCATCTACAGAGTTCATAAAAGCATGATACTGTGTGGGCACCGTAACGTTAAATTCTGGCAGATTGAGATACTCATACAGGTTCTCCCTAATCTGATTGTCATCCCTTGGGTTATCCTCAAACGTGGCTGCTCCGATAGCCTTTAGTGCTTGCAAAGATCTTGTGTTTACCCCAGTGCCCTTTTTCATTGTAAACTCTTCTAGCTCTGTATAAGACCTGAATGGCCTTGCCTCAATAAACTTAGTGGCAATGTTATCCGAAATGTACTTAATTCCAGACAAACCGAACCTAATTCCCTTGCCCTCAATCTTAAAATCAATGTCTGAGTCATTAACGTGTGGAAGCCTAATAGGAATGCCCATACGCTTTGCCTCGATTAGGTACTCTGTGCGAGCATCCTTGTCTTTTTCATTCTTTAAAATAGAGAACATAAACTCTAGCGGGTAGTACGTCTTGAGCCACGCTGTCCAGTACGATAGGGTTGAATACGCGACAGCGTGAGACTTATTGAATGAGTAGCCTGCGTGAGCTTCAAAGTCAGACCAGAGGTCTTTCGCAGCATTAGGAGCAAGGAAGCGTGAAGCACCCTCAACAAACCTATCTTTAAATACATCGAACTCTTTAGCATCTTTCTTCTTTCCAATAATCTTACGAACCTTGTCAGCCTCTGCCATTGTCATACCGCCAAGCTCAGTACAAGCCTGCATAACCTGCTCTTGGTATAGAATACATCCATACGTTTCTGCAGTAAAGTCTTTCATAACTTGGTGGTGGTATGCGATGTTCTGCTTACCATGCTTACGCAAGATATAGTCCTTACCAATAGTATTCATTGCTCCTGGTCGAACCAGAGCATTAGACGCTGCTAGCTCTGCAAAGTTCTTGACACCCATTTTTACAAGCAAGTTTGTATATGGCGTAGCTTCACACTGAAAGACACCTTTTGTATATCCGCTAGACAGCATTTCATATACCTTGCTATCTTCTGTCTCAATCTTTAGTAGGTCAAGCTTTTTGCCGTGCCTTGACTGAATAATATCTAGTGCATCCTTCAGCACAGACAACGTCTTGAGGCCAAGAGCATCAATCTTAATAAGACCAATACGCTCTGCCTCCTGCATGTCTACGGCCACCACAGGAATTCTTTCACCAGATCCTGGTGAGTTTCTTGTTTCCATTGGTGCATGCTTAAAGATTGGTGTCTTGCTAGTCACAACACCAGCGGCGTGGATACCCGTACCTCTAATACGCCCACGCAGCTGCTCTCCATACTTTTCTACCTCTGGATATTTTTCTCTAAACTCTTTAGTAGATTTTGAATTGCAGTATTCGTCCCACGTATCAAACAGCTTACTAACCTTATTAACATCTGTTAGTGGTATGTGTAAAACTCGTGCTATGTCTCGAATTACACCCTTGTCTTTAAACTCTAGGAAGGTTGCAATAGATGCAACATGGCGATATTGTCTAACTAGATAATCTTTAACCTCTTCACGGCGAGTATCCTGAATATCTGTATCAATATCTGGAAAGTCATTACGCTCTGGATTAATAAATCGAAAGAACAGTAGACCATGCTTTAGCGGATCAATGTCGGTGATGCCAAGTGCATAGCATAGCAGGGATCCTGCAGATGAACCACGACCTGGACCTACCTGAATGCCCTCTTTCTTTGCCCAGTTAATCATGTTGCGTACTACTAGGAAGTAGGGACTAAACTTCTTGGCAGAGATAATGCCCATCTCTTCTTCTAGCCTAGCCAGATACTCTGGACTATCTGTAATTCCACGCTCTTTCAGGCCATCTACTGCCAAGGATAGCAGCTCAGTATCTGGATTCTGATACTGTGCTGGAAGCAAGTCTAGATTATCTTTAATATCATAGTCTTCTACCTTGCCTGCAATCTCAAGAGTGTGCTCGTAAATGTCTTCCCTGTCAATTCCTTGGGCCTGCATTTGAGAACGCATCTCTTCATCCGACATTAGGTGGATGTCGAAATTATCGAAAGATATATCACGATCACCATATAGATAGTGAAGGCGGTCCTTGAGAGTTTCAAACTTAGTGGACTTTTCATACGTTGCATCCTTTTGAATCTTGTTGCTATATGTATTAAGAATTAGCTTAAGTTCTTGAATATCTTTCTGCCCCACGTGAGCATGGTGACAGTCTGGCGTTACTACTGGCTTTACCCCAAACTCATCTGCTAGAGCCAAGAGCTGGTGGTTAATCTCTGCTGGGTTGTGAGGCATAACCTCAATGTAGTAATCATCACCAAAAACATTTTTGTGCCATTCGATCTGTTGCTTTGCTGCTGCAAGCTCTCCAGACTCAATGGCTTTTGCCACGGTACCACTGAGGCACCCAGAAGTGACAACAATGCCTTCTTTGTACTGCTTCAAAACTTCATAGTCAATTCGTGGCTTTTTATAGAACCCTTCTGTCCAAGCAATTTCATTAAGCTTGTTTAGGTTTTCTAGCCCCTGCTTGTTCTTGGCGAGGAGGACTATATGGTTGTAGACAAGATCAAGGGGTCCTTCCCTGGAGTCCCTATCTCTTTGGTCAAACCTGTCTTCTGTTATATAGCCCTCCACACCAAGTATTGGTTTAATGTTCTTCTCACGGGCAGCCCTGTACATTTCCCGATGTCCCGATAAGGAGCCATGGTCTGTGATCGCCAAAGCGGACATACCAAGCTCCACCGCCCTGTCTACGTACTCTTGTGGGGTAGCAATACCGTCAAAGAGTGAGTAGTGAGTGTGAACATGTAAACCAACATATGCCATTGTTTCTTACCACTCCACGTTTGTGGCGGAAGAAGCGGATGGCGTGTCGAAGCCGAGGTAATAAGCCTCCTGCTCCGCATATGGAACGTGGTTTAGTGCCAAGTCGATGTCGAATGGCTCGACCCCGCTCCAGTCGTAAGGCTCACTGTCTGGAGCCGATGGAATCAGAGTGTAGACGGTCTCTGTGCCAGAGCCGCTTCTCTTGAGCTTCCATGTAAGATTAGAGATGCTGCCAGTCTCAATTGCATACTCACGAATAGTGTTAAATGCAGACTGCTTGCTAACACCCATAGACCAGATAGCGACATATGGCTCCTCAATTCCATCGTCAACTAGAACGTTGCAATAGAATCGGAGGCGACCACGCCATCCTGCCTTGGGGTCTTTTCGATGCATCTCTTCTGCCCAGTCACGGCCTTCGCTCTCCATGGTGTCCACTGCCTTGCGGCGGTAGTCCTTGGGGTTAGTGTGCTCTTTGACAACTAGTGAAAGACCACGGCCTTCTCCATAGCTGGGCGAATCTTCGTCAAGCTCTTCGATAAAACGAATCTTAACTGCCTGACCATCTGTTAGCTTGAGCCACTTAACTCGTGGCTTGTCGCTGTCATACTTTGGCTTGTCAACTAGTGCGTTGATATTTGCCAATCCTTTTACTACACTCATGTTTTCTCCTTATACTTTGTTTATACTTTATTTATATTATGTTAGCATCGAGGCTATGGACTTGTCAAATCCTGACTGAAGATCTTTAATTTGATCATCATCCATATCACCGATGTCTTTGTATTGCTTGTCAAGTGATACGACAGATACTTTGGAAGTTAGCTTTTCTTTGAGCTTCTTTACCATGTTGCTTCCTGCCTCATCATTATCAGCAATCACAATTATATCATTGAAATACTTTTTCAGCAAGTCTATTTGAAAATTAGACACGTTTGAACCTAGAGTAGCTACCGCTGGCAGCCCGCACTGATCTAGTCTAATTGCATCAAAAGAGGACTCTACCACGTACACATTCTTAGAATTCTTTATTCTATTTAAATTAAACAGAGTCTTACCCTTGGGCAGCCCAGGAGTATTTTTAAAATCTTTGCCTTCTACAGACCTTCCCACAAAGCCCAGGAGCATGCCATCTGGGGAGTGGACTGGGATTGTAACCATATCCTTAAGTTCTGAATATCCCAAACTAAACTTTACGACAGATCCTTTAGTAATAGATCTCCCAGAATAGTACGACATTGCACGCTCAGAGGCTACTGCTGCCTCGTGGAGGCGATAAACATCTGCAGATGGATACTCTACATACATGGGTTTGGAATCTAGCGAGCTGCCAATTTCAGCTGCTAGATCAATCTCTAATTCATTAGACTTAATAAAACGAACCGCCTGGAAGTATGTCCTACCAGTTTGTGTAACAACAAGGTCTGCTAAGTCAGTGACATAGTGGCAAGAAAAGCAAAAGAAGATTCCACTCTTTTTATCTACTTCGCCCGCAGGTGTGCGGCTGTTTCCATGGAATGGGCAAAATATAATATAGTCAGTATCGACCTCAGACTCGATGCCTATGCCGCTTTTGAGGAGTACTCTCTTGACCTGTTCTGCTGAATAGGTATTACTGCTCTCTCGTCTACCCCTAGTATCCATTCACTCTTTCTCTTTCCCACGTAGACACCATATACAGATAATTCAAAATTGTATATCTGTGCCTTCTCATTATATTCTATTGTAAAGTCTATGTCAATGTCAAGTCTTGGAACGTACCCAGCAGATCTCATTTGAAAGTCTATCAGGTATAGATACTCTTGCTTTAATCTCCATATTGCAGAGTCATCGTATATTGTTCCATCTAGACTAAACCTTTTAATTGGCCTGTGGTGTACATTTTGCATACCACAATTATATGGGCTTAGTTAGAGAAATCCTCCAAATCCTTATACTTATAGTGGCCTTTATCAAAGTCTACCTGGACCATAAACTCGCCCATAAAACCATGACGATTCTTTCTAAACACACACTCCATAACATCGCTATTAGTGCCACGACCAAGTGCCATGACCCAGTCTGCATCGTACGCAATCTGTCGAGACCATGCGGTCTGCCCCAAGGTGGGCACTGTATCTAGCTTACTAACGTCATCTGGTGTTGCAGAAGAAATTGCAATAATAGGAACGCTTTCTGAAATAGCCATAAGCTTTAGCTCACGGGACAGGTTCTTCATACGCACAGTTTCATTGTCTGCTTTTTGGTTTGGGCTCATTAGCTGCAAATAGTCTACAATAATAAAGTCTGGCTTATACTGATCAATCTTTCCACGAAGAACAGACGGAGTAATGTCACCGCCAGTATCATTTGAGACAATCCTAAATGGTGGCTTGCCATCTAGGTGGGTGTGGTACCAACGCTTTAGCTCATCAATGCTGATCTCTCCACTGCTAAGTTTGCGGTGGGACCAATAGCCTTCGCCCATAATTGTAATAGCTCTATTACGAACCTCTGTTTCACTCATCTCAAGACTGACAACTAGCGGAGACTTGCCCTGCTTCCACGCCTGTACCGCAAAGTACAGAGATAGCCAAGACTTTCCAATACCTGGATATGCTAAGAATACTCCAAGCTGACCAGGCATAATGCCAGATGGAAGGTAGTTATCAAACCCTGGCAGACCTGTTTGAATTCCCATAATGCCAAGATCTTGCTTACGCTTGACCTCCTCAAAGTAAGCAACGGCATCCTGAGCATCCGTAGCATCAATATCTTTAATTACTGAAGTATTTTTCTTTAGCTCTGATGTGTGAGTAATAAGGTCTTCAAGTGCCTTAGTATTCTTTCCGTCCTGAACCTCAGATGCGGCAGAGCGAATAATTTCCTTAAGGGTATTGTTAAGGTATTCGCTTTGCAGCTCTTCTAGGTGATACTTTGTTGCCCCCACGTCTTCCTGAATTGCAAAGTCTGGAAACTGCTCTCTTACTAAGCTAGATGGTGGAAGCTCTGAGTTGCTTTCCGTATACTTTTTGATAAACTGCCAGATGTCTGAATGCGTTGGCATTAGGTTATCTACGTTAGCCTGTAGCAAAACGTGTATTTGCTTATCCTTTAAAACTGCCGATAGTACTCTGGCCTCTGCACTATCCATTTAGCCATTCCTTTGCCATTTTACGTCTCTCTTCTCGCTCAATTCTGTCCCGCTTCTCTGCCTCCATGGCATCGAGGATCTTCTCGGCATTAAAACTAAACTGTCTCCATGAGGGAGATTGGTTTGCCTGAAAATAATATTCTAGTAGGTCATAGCAACCAGTAAGGCCGTATGACTCAATTAGTCCGTCAGCTGCCCACTGCTCAGCATTAAGATTATGTGTTGGCGATGTTTCATATCGCTGTAAGTGCAACTTCTTATACTTGCCAAGCAGAGACATTCTCTCCTTATAAGTTGCCATTACTTCTGGATCTCTGCGGAAGCTTCCTTCACCTTTTCGGTGAGCTTATCCTCAACAAACGCATATACCCTATTGAATGCTTCGTTAATGTTTTCGCCTTCGCGTTCAGAATCCTCTACGCCAAGGTCTACTCTTAGCGACTGAAAGTTGCCAAGGTTTAGTGTATAGCCTAGCGTTACAGTAACTTTTGCTGGACTGTTTTTCATCTCATACCCTTCTTGTTTTTTATACTGTCTCGCTCCACAGCGGAACGAAACGACCATCTTCTGTTCTCACATATGTAAGGATACCATCTCCCATTCGTCTTGTCAACTCCTGAATGGTTGGCGTTGTATTATTATTTATAAGCCCGTCTTTTCGTGGTCTCCCAATATTCTTAGTGGCAAGTATATCACGAATTTCTCTTACTTGCGATTCTGAGTAATATGCTCTGACCTGCCACTTTCTATCTCCGCCCTTTTGTGCACCAGTTGGTGGTGGTATCTCTCCGTCTTTAATTAAAGTTGGCAGATATTTTACATGTCTATTAACTAGCTCTGCCGTTTTTTTAATTGAGTATGCACGCTCACGATTCTTTTTAAAGTCTGCGATCAGGCAGCTTTCTATTCTATCTTTGTTAATATTATAAACAGACATAATACCGTTTGCACGATTTAAATGATGAGCCTTGACAAGATCTCCATTTAAGAAATATAGCTTTTTATGGCCAGGAATTACTGGTGCCTCATTATACTCTTCACGAGAGATCATTAGACTGGGATGCCAACAATAAGCAGATTAAGTCCGACAGAAGCAACACCAATAGTGTTAAACCTAACGACACCCTCTACCCTGTTGGTAGTTACTTTTGTTAAAACAACAGTAATATCTTTACCAGCCTCAGTGGAACCCTCGTCGATCAGAATCGGGGTGGCGGTTACAATTGGAACATATGCAAAATCACTGAAGTTGTAGCTGAAAGCACCTTCGCCGTCTGGACTAGTAGAGGAGCTATTCGTTACGGCTACATACCCACCAATGACTCTAGAGTCTGAGGTTCTTACTGTTTGTGTTCCTGCAGACACGGTATCAATAGATGTGTACCTTGCACTAGTTGTGCTCAGCTCATCCGCAAGATCATTTACTGCGTTTGAAAGCTGATAGATATAACTAAGATCGAGGGGTTGCCCTCTTTCTGGTAGTGGTACTTTTGCCATTATTCTCCTTAAGACTCTATAATACTATATAATTCACAAATTGTCAAGATATCGCTACGCTCTTTGTTGACGCTTTGAATCTGAATAGCAACATCAACAGAGGAGGCATTAGCATTATTAATAATTGAATACGTATGGATAGGGGATGTCCCATGATAAAAATAATCTTGTCCATTAAAACTTACAAAGATATCATATGCTGGCCTATCTAGTGCATCGTCCCATGTAATCATGATTGTATTACCCATTAAAACAATATCGCCCTCGACTACATCTGGAAGGTGCTGTTGATCAAACGCTACCACTTTTTGAACAGGAGACCAAGCTGAAAATCTATTTCGGTCTTCAGAAATAATTCTGTATCTTGTCAGATACCCAAATTCATTTGAGGCTAGCCTAATTACTGGTGGCAAGTTTTGTGACAGAACTGATGCTTTACGAGGTCCGCTGGCCATTACTGAACGTCCAATCCAAACCTAAACTCTACCATATTAGAAGAGTTTGACTCTTTAACAATTGTTGTTGCATCAGTGTTTCTAATAACTGAGTACCCGCTCATTCCATACAATGGGCTAGTAGCAGTTAAGTTTTCAAACCGCAAGCCATCTAGGGCTACATAAAAATTATCGGATAGCAGTGGGCCGTACTCTGAAGATTCATAAACCGATGCATAAATTTTTACAACATTAACATTGGACCAAGTAAACCCAGTACTTTTTACAAGATCCTCAAGCTTCGTTCTTACAACCATATAACGGTTTGAGTCGGACATAGAGGTGTCAATTTCAATTCTTGCATAGTTATCTGGCTCTACGGCATCAGTTGAGGCAAACTCAACCAAAATCTTAACATTGTCTATTTCTTCTAGCTGGCTGTCTAGCTTATTGACAACAGAAAAGGCCAGCCTTAGCTCATCTCCAGGTGGGTTCTGATTAAGGTTTGGTGTTGCACCAGCTAAGTGAATGTGAGAAGAATT